GTAATATCGGCTCCGACGGTGCCTATGATGCAATGACAATTTCCAACGCCGGTATCGTAACTTTCAAAGACGATATTAAGATCAAAGACGGTGGTACAATCGGAAACGCATCGGTTGAGGATGTCATGACTTTAGCAGCTAGCGGTATCGTAACTTTCAAAGACGATATTCTGATTAAGTCTGCTGGTACTATTGGTACCGCTGACGTCGCCGATTCGCTGACCTGGAACGCCGACGGCGATCTTACTTTCAAAGATGGCGCTTATGACCTTGATATTGCTTCACATGATGGTAACAATGGTCTTAAGCTCGGAGGTACACTCGTTACTTCAGATGCTGGCGAACTCAACTTGCTTGATGGTTCATCTGCTGGTACCGTTGCAAACAGCAAAGCTGTAATTTACAGTTCTGCTGGTATTGTTCAGGCAACTGACTTCAAGGGTCCAGACGGATTCGATATTGGTAACGCCAGCAACGCAGACGCGTTGAAATTCAATGCTTCTGAGCTTGTCGTTAAAGATGGTGTTGACTTGACAGTTTCCACAGCAGGTGGTTTTAACCTTGCTGATGGGGCAGTCACATCGACTGCTGCTGAACTCAACTTAGTTGATGGCTCTGCTGCTGATACCGTTGTAAACAACAAAGCTGTAATTTACAGTAATGCTGGTAACGTTAATGCTTCTAGCGTGACAGTAGCAAACAACGGTACAATTGGCTCAGCAGGCGATACTTCTGCTATCACCATCGCCGCCAACGGCGCATGCACTTTCTCAGATTCAGCTGTCTTCACCGGAGGCGCAACGTTCAATGCATTAACCACAGTTGCCAACGGCAACCAGTTCAATGCATTAGGAAACGTCGCCCTTGGTAACGCTGACACCGATGTTATTGCTGTTGGAGGCATGCTCACAGCTTCGGTTGGTTTAAGTGTTGCTTCTGGTCAGGATGTATACTTTGTAGGCGGAAACGGAGCCAGGCTAGTTGACAACAGTTCCAACGCTCTAGACTTTAGAGAAGGTGACAACTCTTACTTGAAGTTTGTTACAACTAATAATGAAGAGTCTATTGACATGGGAGTTGATCTTAACTTGGCAGCCGGCGCAAGTGTTACTGCTGATGCGTTCGTCCTTAATTCTGATGAAACCCTCAAGAAAGATATCAAGACTCTTGATAGCGCTCTTGACAAGGTTATGTCGATGAGAGGTGTAACTTACCAGTTCAAGCACAATCCGGAAAAACAAGAGGTCGGTTTCTTGGCTCAAGAAATGAAGAACTCTGTACCAGAAGTTGTTTCTACAACAAATCAAGGTACTCTTGGTATTGATTATGCTAAGCTAACTTCAGTACTTGTTGAAGCTGTCAAAGAGCAGCAAGAACAAATTGAAGAATTAAAGGCAAAGCTTTCGAAAGATAATAGCTAAGCCTCGTTAACTTTTGTTAACAATGTCTATTTTTAGACAGCGCCCGCCCGGAGATTTTCTCCGGGCGGGTTATGCTTTTTTTGGTTAAAATTAAATAAAAAGCATTATATACTATAAGTTATGGAAAAAGACTGGAACTATATAGCAAAGCTCGAAAAGGCTATTTCAAGTAAATATGGCCAATTGACTACTCGTAATCCTAAATCAGATTGGGATGAAAATAAAGAAAAAGAGTATCTTGAGCAGTTAAAAGAGCTAACAGAGAAAGAGCGCAAAGTAGAAGATCAACTAGAAAAGGTTGAAACTAATGGTTTTTTAGTTCCCAAAAAACTACTTAATAAAGAGTTAGAAAGAACTTGTTTAGTTTGTGAAACTTATTCATTTGATATAAAAGATGATGTGTACATGTCAAAATTTGATTGTTGCTTTAAATGTTATGTCCAGTATGTAGAAGGACGAGAGGAGCGCTGGCAAAAAGGCTGGCGTCCAAATAAAGGAGATTAGTAATGTCACAGAAAACACTAGATGTTGTTAGAGGGATAGCCCAAGCTGCCGCAAACGCCTATGATGGCGCGCACGACGCTAACGGCGAGCCTATTAAATTAGGTCTTAAAAGAGAAGAGGGAAATCCAATTACGGATTCTAGAGTTGTTGACGGCTTTAAGGTTAGAGTTGACGGCAATAAGTTGGTCGTACTTTACCAGTCAGATATTAAATTAAGAGACGTATATTCGACAAATTATGAAGATGTTATTAATAGTACATTTTCTGATATTGTAAAGTTTCTTAAGAAAGAATATAAGAGTATAACTGGAAACGCTTTGTCATTATCCGAAGACGGAGAGCCTGACATTATGATCCAAAAGACCTCAAAGGTTAGAGTTTGGTGTCAAGCCACGAAGGCTTATAAGATCGGCAACCTAGACGGTGTAGTTGATCGTTTAGAGCCGTCAGAAGATAGACTAGACAGCAGCTTTAGAGAGTTCTTAGGTTTAGGCGGATTAGGCAAAAAGGCCGAGAATAAAAATCAGAGAGCACCACAGAAGTAATTGTGATGTCATACGAAATCTCAAGAGACGAAGCACTCAAAGAGATAGTTAAGTGTGGTAAGAACGCTGGCTATTTTATTAATACTTACGCAAAAATCTCTCATCCACTTAAGGGTCTTATTCCCTTTAGAATGTTTGATTACCAGGAAGAATTAATAAATGATTTTAATGACTATCGATTTAATGTTATTTTAAAAGCACGCCAGTTGGGTATATCAACTATCTCAGCAGCTTATATTGTTTGGATGATGATGTTTCATCGAGATAAAAATATACTTGTAATTGCGACAAAGTTTAATACTGCAGCGAATCTTGTTAAAAAAGTAAAATCAATTATCAAAAACTTGCCGAGTTGGCTAAAGATAGCTACTATTTCAGTTGACAACAGAACTTCTTTTGAATTATCTAATGGATCTCAGATTAAAGCGTCTTCTACGTCAGGCGACGCCGGCCGTTCAGAAGCTCTTTCTCTTCTTGTAATTGACGAGGCCGCGCACGTCGAAGGTCTTGACGAGCTTTGGACTGGCCTGTACCCGACGCTATCAACTGGTGGCCGCTGTATTGCACTATCAACTCCAAATGGTGTGGGAAACTGGTTTCACCAAACATATGTCGATTCAGAAGAAGACAAAAATGATTTTCATTCGACTGTATTGCCATGGGACGTACATCCTGAAAGAGATCAAAAGTGGTTTGAGAAAGAAACAATGAATATGTCCCGCAGACAGATTGCTCAAGAGCTTGAATGCAATTTTAATATGTCTGGTGAGACGGTATTTCATCCAGAAGATATGGAAAGAATAGAGAAATCTATAAAAGAACCAAAATATAAAACTGGCTTCGATAGAAACTTCTGGATTTGGGAAGAATTTCAGCAAGGCTCTACATATTTAATCTCTGCAGACGTTGCTCGCGGAGACGGTGCCGACTTCTCTGTCTTTCATATCCTAAAAATAGAGACAATGGAGATTGTAGCAGAATATCGAGGCAAGCCTACGCCAGATATATTCGCAAACCTTTTAAATGAGGTTGGAAAAGAGTTTGGCAACTGTATGATCGCCATTGAAAATAACTCAATTGGGTGGGCAGTACTAGAAAAACTTCAGGAAATGAACTATCCTAATATCTATTACTCGTATAAGTCTTCACATGACTATGTAGACCCTATTACAGCCGAATATAAATCAAATACAGTAGCTGGTTTTACGATGTCACAAAAAACGCGACCGCTAGTTGTGGCTAAAATGGAAGAATTCATTAGAAATAAACTAATTACAGTGTATTCCAGGAGATTGTTCAACGAAATGAAAACTTTTGTTTGGAATAACGGTAGACCACAGGCTATGAAAAAATATAATGATGATTTAATTATGTCGTGCGCAATTGGTTGTTGGATAAAAGACGCAGCGTTCACAGTAAACCAAAGAGATTTGGAATATAAGAAAGCTTTCCTTGGTGCAATTACAAAAACTTCATCAGAAATGAATACCACAATTCCGGGTCAACAGGGGTTTCGTCCTATAGAGAAATCTGACGAAAAAAAGAAATATCAAGAATATTTATGGCTGCTTAAAGGTTAAAAATGGCTGACAATAAAAATAATCCAAGAAATTCAAAAAATATATTATTCCGAAAGCTAACAAGATTACTTTCAGGCCCAGTTGTAAACTATCGTAGGCAGCTTCCTAGACAGCCACACCGTAGAGAAATATCAAAGTACAATATTCGCTCATCTTCTGGCCAACAGTTTAAAAAGTCTGAATATAATCCATACGATTCTATTCAAGCTAATTACATGTCAAATCAAAACCGAGCAGATCGGTATGTTGACTTTGATCAAATGGAATATACACCTGAAATTGCATCTGCGATGGACATATACGCAGATGAGATGACAACTTCTAGCGATCTTCAGCCGCTTATGAGAATTAGCTGTCATAACGAAGAGATCAAAACAGTTCTAGAAAATTTATACAAGAATATTCTTAATATTGAGTTTAATCTATTCGGCTGGGCTCGCACAATGTGTAAGTACGGTGATTTCTTTCTTTATTTAGATATTGATGATCAAGAAGGGATTCAATATGCAGTTGGCTTGCCTCCTCAAGAAATAGAAAGACTTGAGGGTGAAGACAAGACTAATCCAAACTATATTCAGTATCAATGGAACACTGGGGGGATTACATTTGAGAACTGGCAGATTGCACACTTTAGAATTTTGGGTAATGATAAGTATTCTCCTTACGGAACTTCTATTTTGGAGCCGGCCAGAAGAATTTGGCGCCAGCTAACTCTTATGGAAGATGCTGTCATGGCTTATCGTATTGTTAGATCTCCAGAGAGAAGAGTTTTCTATATTGATGTTGGCAATATTCCGCCAGCAGATGTAGAGCAGTACATGCAGAAAGTTATGACCCAGATGAAAAGAAACCAAGTCGTTGATCACGATACTGGCCGCGTTGATCTGCGTTATAATCCTATGAGCGTCGAAGAAGATTATTTCATCCCAGTACGAGGTGATACTTCTTCTAAAGTTGAATCTCTCCCGGGCGGAACATACACTGGAGATATTGATGATATCAAATATCTGCGAGACAAACTATTTTCTGCGCTAAAGATCCCTGCGTCTTATTTGGCACAAACAGAAGGTGGTGCAGAGGAAGATAAAACAACTCTCGCACAAAAAGATATTAGATTTGCAAGAACTATTCAAAGATTGCAAAGAGTTGTAATTTCAGAGTTAGAGAAAATCGGCATTGTCCATCTTTTTACTCTTGGATATAGAGGCTCTGATTTAGTTTCATTCAAGATTGCTTTAAATAACCCATCCAAGCTAGCTGAAATGCAAGAGCTAGAACATTGGAGAACAAAATTTGATGTTGCTAGCGCAGCTACAGAAGGTTACTTTAGCAAGCGTTGGATATCTGATAATCTGTTTAGTATGTCGGAAGAAGAGTTTGTTCGCTGCCAAAGAGAAATGTTCTATGATAGAAAATTTGAGGCTTCTCTGGAACGTACCGTTGAAGAGGTTACTGCCGGAGATGATCCTGGCGGAGGAGGCTTGGCTGATTTAGAAGGCTTAGATGATGCTGGAGATCTTACAGGAGATTTGGCTCCTGAAGAAGAAGCAGTCGCAGCCGGCGATGAAGAATTAGCAGTTCCGGAAGCAGGCGCAGACGAGCCGGCAGATACAGGAGCGCTGTTAGCCGCCCCAGCAAAAAGAGATGACGGCAAAGAGGTACCTATAAAGCTAGTTAGAAAAAGAGGTACGAATATAGAAACAACTACACCGAAATCTAAAAAGTGGTATATGCCAGAAAAAAATCCTAATTATGCCGGCTCCGCAAGACAGCGCCATTATAAAGGTGTATGGGCAGACGAGCTAACAAAAAACACTACAAGAAATATCTTTA